AAATCTTCAAAGACCAAACAAAATTATTGATTTAGTATTGATGGGGGATTGCTCCCCCACCAAATTAATTATTATGATGTAGTTAGATCGAATACTGCACCACTTGCTTTTTCGTTTTTAGAAACAAGTGTGTATTCAGCGATCATAGCTTTTTTCTCAGCATCACCAGTTTTTGCAAGATCCATAAGTTGGAAATCTCTTAAAAAGGCAACACACCACATATCAGGTTGTAGTACAAAACAATCTCTTGATCTTGAGAATCTGTTAGGTACAACTGTTAAAGCTCCGAAATCACTTTCGTAAATGTCCACAGCATTAACAAGTCTTTTGTCCTCTGCTGAAGTCATTTTAGTTGAGCCACCAGTAAATCCTGATAGTTTTTGTTTGTTGAAAGAACCAACCATAATCATTGATGGATCTCCACCCTCATCCCAACATTGTTTGATAACATTTTTTAGTTGAGCTTCAGTAAAGGCTCTTTGAGTTCCGTCAGTTCTTGCTGTACCAGGTACGTCTGCACTTGATACTTGACCATTAGCACCATCAGATGCTTTGTTAGTAGATGCTTGAATCCAAGAAGCAAGACCAGATAATTTTCTAGCTGTTCCTGTTGCACCAGCAGTTCCTGTTTGGTTTAAACATAGAGTAGTTTCCATATCTCTTTTAAGTTCTTTTGAACTTTTAGAAATTTGGTAAGCTAATTCATTGTTTCTACCAGCTTTATTTACTGCATCTTGAGTACCAGAAACGATCACAGCTTTTCTTGAAATCTGTGTATGGTTATTGATTCTTGCAGTTGGAGAAACAGCTCCAAAGCTGATTTCATCACCCTCTATTTGGTGATTGTTACTTGCTGCTGCTGCTAAAGCATCAGTTTGCCACTCATGTAAAACACCAGAGGCTTTTTCTTTTCCAATTGATGACATAAAAGGAGTATCTGTCGGAGAGATATTATAGATAATATCTGACAAATCTTCTCTATCACCAATCGCTTGATACGTTTGAAACGTATTACTTACTATTGCCATAGTTATATCCTTATTGTTGAGGTTATTTGTTAGTTATCATATCTAAAAAGACATCTTGAGCAGCTTTCATACTGCCAGATTT